ACGCAGGAATCCCATCGTCAAGTGCTTCTGTCAAGACATTATTTACAAAGAGTTGTCTGGTTTCTTCGTAATTACATTTTCCTTTTGTTTTATGGAGGCTAAGTATAGTTCTGTTGAAGGATGCTTTTCCCCAAAGGTTAACATCGTCTTTAAGTTCAGGACAGGAGCCGTAATACTTTTTCCAATCGGACTCCGACTTAACCTTTCTAGATTTTCCTCTTGGTGTGCGGAAACTCCAGAAATACTTTCTACCAATATACTTGCGACCAGTCGGAATGCAAGATATAAGATATACAAAACCAAAATTATCTTGAATATTATCAGACTCAAAAATTTCCCCATTGAATCTCCAAGGGTTTTCATAACTCATATTGTATTATTGTACTTTGAGCTATTTAGAACCTAGAATTTTCTTGAAACTCCACAGAGTCATTTTAGACATAAAAAAACACCCCCGTCAAGGGGGTGTAAAATTGTGTGAATTGTAATAATTATTTTCTTCTTTCGGTTAGAATTTCCTCTAACCAAGTTTCACTCATATTTTCAATAATGACATTGGCATCATTAAGAGTTGCAGCAAAGTTGTTCTCAAGGAGGTATGATGCTACAATCTCATAAACTTCACCCAACTGCTTTTTCTCTTTTGGAGTTAGAGTTCCAGCAGACATTGCTTTTTGTCTTGCTGATTGTAGGTCCTTATCACTACCCTCTACCTTAGCAGCATAACCACGCATTCCTGCTCTTGGATTATCTCTAACAGAACCTCTTCTGGATGCTGCAAGTCCTCTTAGAGTTCTACTTTGTCTTTCTTCTCTCTTCTTTCTGTCTGCGTCAGACTCATCACGTTTGTATTTAATATAAGGACGGTCGGCACCTCTCTCTGCTGCTGCAATGGTCTTATCTACACTTCCAGAACGCTTGTATGCCTTAGAACGTGCTGCAAGTTCCTTGCGGGTTTCAATCTCACCTTCCTTACCTAGTTCCTTACGCATTCTGGTTGCTTCATCAATCTCGTATGCCTCACCAAACTCACCCATTGCCTTTTGCTTGCGGAGTTTCTTAGGATTCTTGGTAATTGAACCCTCCCCATATTTGGTTTCTAAATCAAAAGCACGCTCAGACCTTCTTTCTGTTCTCTCATCGGCATCCATCTTACCTCTAGAACCAAAAGGTCTAGAAGATTTCTTACCTCCAGAAAGACCCCTAGAAAGCATATCTTGTCTTTTCGTTTGCTTTTCTGCTGCCTTTACTTTTCTAGTTTTTTCACCCTTTTGTGAATACTCACTTGCAGGTTTACGAGCTCTGGCAGCAGCTAGTTTACTCATTGCTGCTCTTGCTTTTGGAGTAGCACCGTAGGAACCTTCTGCTTCATCAAGATAGATATCAAACATTTCATCCATAGTGTAATCAGAAAGGTCATAACCCTCTTCTACAAGAGAATCTACCCAATATTCAAATTCTTCATTATATTCTTTATTTCTAACTGCTGCGATTGCCTCTGCTTTTGACATTCCAGATGCAATCATTCTTGCAATTCTTACATCTGCGAAATCATTATCACCATCTTGGTCTTGGTCCTTCTTTTTACCCTCATAGATTGAACTATAAAGACTTGCAACATCCTTAAGAGTTGCCTTTGAACCCCACTCAAAAGATGCCATAACTGCTCCTGGTTTTCTGATTGGAGTAGTTGATGGTGTTGGTCTTAAAGATGGACTTGAAAATGCAGTTGCAGTTTGATTTGTAGTTGGTTTAGCAGCTGCTGCAGTTCCAGCAGATTGCACAGCAGGTGTTGATGATGCCAATGCTGGTGTTGATTTTGCGAATGCTGTTGTTGATGTTGTTGGTGAAGGTGATTTTGGTGCAGGAAGTCTATCTTTAAAATCCTTCATTAGAGGATTTGTAGTTGCACTAGTTCCTCTTGTTCTATCTCTTTCTGCTTTTGCTGCAGCAAGTTTTGGATTAGCAGCAGCCCACTGGTCCATTGCTGACCCTGCTGGTTTTGCTGGAGTTGCTGGTTTTGCTGATGAAGATGGAGCAACTTTTGAACCACTAGGTCTTGCTGCTGGAGCAGTTGCTGCAGGTCTTGGTGCTGCCGATGGTGTTGTTCCTGCAGGTTTTTCTGTAGGTCTAGGTCCAACTACTGGAGAACCTTGAATTTGTCTTGCTTTTGAAAATGCGGCATCACGAGAACCAGCAAAACGAGATTTGTATGGTTCTGCTGTTGGTTTAGAAGCTCTTGTTCCACCACCTCTAACATTTGTTGGTCTGGAGGATGGAGATTGAGGTTTTCCTGAAGGACCATATAAGAGTTGTGCCCCAGAAACAGATTGATTTGTTTGAGAAGCACTTGATGAACCTCTCTGCCCACCCTGTTCTTCAATATAATCTTCACTTAGGTATTCACCAGAATTTGGAGAATAAACACCTTCATATAAACCTGCTAATGCATCCAAGTCTTCTTTCTTCATCTTCTTTGTGGGTATTGAAAAGTACTTTTCTTAATATTATTTATCCTTTATTTATCCTCATCATTTACCCAAACACTTCTTATACCAATCTCTCCACCCAAAAGGTCTTGTGCTTTACTGCCATCTGGTTCTTTTTCATAATATACAGCATCTTTTACAATCTCCTTTTGTGTCTCTGTATACTTTGGTTTTTCAATCTCTTTTAATATCACTTCATTCTTCATATTGACTGGTTCTGATTCTTCCAGTTTCTTATATTCTTCTATTGCTTTATCTACGTCTCTTTCAACTCTTTGGTCTAATAATTCTGGAGTATTGATGACATAATCATTTACAGTATCATCAATCCAACCTCTTTTGAGAAGTTCTCTTTGGATTTCATCTACAATATCCCAAAGTTTCTTCTTATCAATACCAAATTTGTTTGATAAAAACTCAATAATACCTTCAAGGAGTATAGAAATCTTTGCCCATTCGATAACTCCTCTTCTTTTCTTTCCAAAAGAAAAATTAAACTTCATTTTTTAAGTTTTGGTGCAGGGGATACTTTTGCATAAACCATTCTTTTCCCCCATTTTTCTGGAGTAGTGTTTGGTCCAGCAATATCCTTTGTGATTTGGGGTGATACATCAAAACTTACGTCTTTATTCACTTTACCAGTTTTCCCAAAATCACCAACATCATTAATCTTTGCAGTTGTTGATTTAGTATCTTTTCCCATTGGTTTAGCAGTGAGTCCCAGTCTAGAACCGTAAGGAATTGATGGAGTGCCACCTTGACCCTTTGGTGCTTGTCCTTCTTTATGTTTAAAAGGAACAGCAGCATTTCTAGTAGTCCAATTGTGTGGGTCTCCAGTTGCAGTTGTTTTGTTGGGAGTAAACTTATCTCCAGGTGCATACACTGAAGCCTTTACTGGTTTCCAACCATAACGTTGTTGCTCTTTAGGACTATGTGCTCTTTGAGTAAACTTTCCAGACTTTTTATCTAAAGTTCCAGGTTTGTAATTCTTATATGCAAGAACTTCTTGTTTTGGTGGTTGTGGTTTTGGTGGAGGTGGGGAGTTCCAAAAAAACTCATCTAATGAATATGCTTCTGCACAAAATTGTTTAAATGTTTTCATAATCAATCAATAAACTGTTTCCAGTATTCATATGAACTCATCTCTTCAGTCTTAGTTGCCTGATAAGAACGAACTCTTGATTCACCACTCTTATCGGGTGCAACCATATGAGTCTTAATTTTCTTTGTTGTTGGTGCTTCTTTCTTTTCTTTTTCAAATGCCTTATGGACTTTGGCAGCATCATCATACATATGGATTTTCTTAGCACCACTTTGCTTTGCTACTGCATTCGCAACATCAACTTTTTTCTTACCAATATCACCACCCTTCATTCCTCCAGTGTAGTGAATGTTCTTCTTATCTACGTCAACACCGTGCTTCTTTAGGTGTCCTTGGAATTCACTTGGATTGTCAAACTTAGAACGAGCAGTAATAAGATGAACGTTTTGTCCTCTTGCTTGCTTTCTCTTGATATCCTTAATTACTTTCTTGTTTGGACTAGCAGTTTGAGAAAACTTCTTCGCACTTTGGAACTCACTGAAGTCATAAGAATGACCCTTATCTAACTTATGAGTATTGAACTCTTGGTTGCTTAGACTCTTAACTCTCTTTCCAGATGCATCCTTGACGTGAACCTGAACGTTTGGTTTGCCTTTCTTGCCGTGTCCAAAGAGAGTTTCATCAACATCATATGCGTGAACTGTTGTCTTCTTTCTAGTTCCTCTTGCCTTCTCTTCAATATACTCCTCAAGAATTGTTGCAGTGAACTCATCACTAATATGCTCAAACATTACCTCTGCTGCTTCATAGTCTTCTGCAAAATCAGCAGCAACTAGCATTTCAATAATATAATCATAAGCATCATTATAGTCAAAATCTTGACGGAGTTGTTGCATTGCTGAGTTAAGTGCTTGATTTCTTTTTTGCATTCCGTATGCAGCACCAGCAATACCACTAGATGGTTTTACTTTTGCTCCAGACTTAGCAGCATCTACACCAGACTTTGCTGCCTGCCTTGCTCTATTGATTGCCATTGCACCAAGTCCTGCTGCACCAGCAGCAAGTGCTCCAGCAGCAAGAGGAGCAAGTTCGTCAAGTTGCTCACCTTCTACCTCAAATGAATCTGACATTGCTTGCTTACGGATAGTGGCAAAATAAATTTGAGTTCCTCTTTCTTTGCCGTATTGGTCAATCATACTTTTCTTCATTGCTGAAGTATCATATTTATTCTTGAGTTTTTTCTCTTTTTTCATTTCTGCCTTTGTCATTTCTCTTTCAGAAACTAATTCTCCTTCTAGTTCATATCCAGCAACTTGCATTCCAGGTTTTGCTTTTGCTAAAGGAAGTTGTGGTCCAGTTTTCTTTAACCACTCCTTCTCAGTTCCAGCACCTTCCTTTGCTTTATTATAAATTTTCTGAGTTTTTTGTGCTGACTTATGCCCAGGACCAATCTCAAAACTTGCCTCAGAAAGAAGAGTTCCTGCAGTTTCAGAAGTTTTAATTTGCTTATACAAGCCTGTAATATCGTTAATACTGGACATTTTTATACTCTAGTTTTTTAGTTATTTATAAAAAAAGGGGGCAAATGCCCCCGAAGAATCAAAGTTGGAATCCAGCAAATGTATCCGTTTTCAAGTCTTGTTTGATTCCACCAACAACATAAGATTCAACTTCTGTTTCTTGGGGAGCAACCTGAAGACCTTTAGAAGAAATCCAGTGTTCAGTCCAAGGAAGAGGATTATTCTTTGCAGAAACATCATAAAGTGGTTTAAGTCCAATTGCTTTCATACGACGATTTGCAATCCACTCCACATATTGGTGCAGAAGTTTATCATTAAGCCCAATCATAGAACCATCTTTAAATAGGTATTGTGCCCATCTTTTCTCTTCATTTACACAATTTTCAAAAGCAGATCTCACCCATTCCTCTTCTTCTTTAGCAATTTGTTGCATTTCTGGATCATCTCCTTCACGCCACTTATTGAGGATGTTTTGAGTAATGACAAGGTGCTGATTTTCGTCTCGTGCGATGAGAGAGATAATTTTAGCGGATCCTTCCATAAGTTTGAGTTCACCAAACGCAAACGAGCAAGCGAACGAGACATAGAACCTGATACCTTCGAGAATATTGACATTTGCAACAGCACGATAAAGTTTTCTTTTTAATTCAATTCTTCCTTCTCTTGCATAACCAGCACCCTCTTGTGCAAATAACCAATCATTAGAAGTTCCATATTGTTGTGCAGAATTAATAAAATCATCATAGGCACCAGTCACGGATGATGCTCTTTCTAAAATATTTTCGTTAGATAGAATGGAATCAAAAACCTCAGATGGGTCTGAGTATACATTTTTAATAATGTATGTATAAGAACGACTATGAATCATTTCCATAAATTCCCATACAGTCATACATGCTTCCAATTCTGGAAGAGAGCAGTATGGAACAAATGCCATACCAGGACCACGACCCTGAACAGAATCTAGAAGAATCTGATACTTTAAATTAGAAGTAAAGATATGCTTTTGTTCGGGACGTAAGGTTTGATAATCTGCACGATCCTTTTGAAGGGAGACCTCTTCAGGTCTCCAGAAATATCCAAGTTGCTGAGTTGTTAATTTATCAAAAATTGGATACTTATAGGAATCATATCTTTGTATTCCTAAAGGTTGTCCAAAAAACATCGGTTGTTTTTTGGAATCAACCTCTTTAGTGTTAAAAACAGTCATGCCTGTTATCTCAGTATTTTCTTGGGAATTAAGTCTAAATTTTACAGGATTCACAGTCTTCTTCTCCTTCTGAACTTAAAATTTCTGCGATTAAATCATCAACTGTTTGTTTTTCCTCTTTTACTTCATCCGTCTTAATGTCATATGTATTCTGATAATAACTGGTCTTCCAACCATACTTGTAGGTTTTAAGGAAATCATTTGCCATCACACTCACTGGTACTTCATTGTCGGGATAGTTCTCTGGATTATAGGACCAGTTTCCACTGATTGCTTGATCAAAGAACTTCTGCATCACAGCAACAATATTAATATAACCAGTATTGTTAGGCATATCCCAAAGAAGTGTATAATTGTTCTTGAGTGTGTGGTATTGGGGAACAATTTGCTTAAGTGGTCCTTTCTTGGACTTTTTAATGGACAAAAATCCACGGGGAGGTTCAATTCCATTAGTTGCGTTTGACACAACGGAACTGCTCTCCGATGGCATCTGTGCGGACAGTGTTGAGTGCCTGAGACCGTATTCCAGGATAGATGCTCTAAGAGTTTCCCAATCATGCTCTAATCTAATTGAAGTAATTTCATCTACATCTTTTTTATAACTATCTACAGGAAGAATACCATCCGAATACTTAGTACGATTAAAGTATTCACATGCACCTTTCTCTTTTGCAATATTGTTAGATGCTTTCAGCAGATAATACTGGAAAGATTCAGAAAGACCGTGTACTGCATCCCATGCTTCTTGAGAATCATAATTATATCCAAGTTTTGCCAAATAGTGAGCAAGACCAATATAACCTATACCAAGAGATCTACGTGCTTTAGTTGATTTTTCTGCAGCAGCAACTGGATATTCTTGATAATCAATCAGTTCTTCAAGACCACGAACAGAAAGATCACATAGTTCTTCAAACTCTTCGTCGGATTTTACCTTTCCGACATTAATTGCGGAAAGAATACAAAGAGCAATTTCACCATTTGGATCATCAATATGCTGTAGTGGTTTGGTAGGAAGTGTAATCTCCTGACACAAGTTGCTCATCCACACTTTATCTTTAAATGAAGAGTGAGAGTTGCAATGGTCGATATTCATAATGTAGATACGACCCGTTTCTGCACGTTCCTTAAGGAGGTCAAGAATAAGTTCCTGTGCTTTAATAGTTTTTTTCTTAATGGACGGATTCTTTTCATACGAAACATAGAGATCGTCAAACTCAGGGAGTCCGAAAGAATCATAAAGTCCAGGTACGTCGTGGGGACTGAAGAGAGTAATCTCTTCATCTTTGATGAACCTTTCATAGAACAACTTAGAAATTTGAATAGAGTAGTCAAGTTTACGAACTCGATTATCTTCAGTACCCTTATTATTTTTAAGAACTAGAATGTCTTCGATTTCTTGGTGCCAGATTGGGAAGTGGACAGTTGCTGATCCACCTCGGATGCCATTTTGAGTGCAGCATCGGACAGTGCTTTCAAACTTTTTGAGGAATGGAACAACACCTGTGTGCTGAACTTCTCCGCCTCTGATTTTAGAGTTGATACCACGGATGCGACCTGCGTTGATGCCGATGCCCGCCCTTTGTGCAACGTATCTGCCGATAGCCATATCAGAACTAAAGATGCTATCGAGGGTGTCATCAGAATCAACAAGAACACAGCTAGCAAA